CATAGAATATTCAGCTTTTAATGCTCTGGATTTAGCAGTAACAGTTTGTTTCTCAATTGAGAAAGCCATTTCTGCGAAAGCATTTGCCGCTGCATCTCCAAGTGCTTCACCTTGTGCAGTTGACATACCGCCTGGCGACAAGTATGTACCAGCAGATGGTGAATCGTTTAAAGTTGCAGGGTTGCTTCCAGTCATTGCAGATGATGTTAAATCACCAGCAGCGTCATCATTAGATATACCAGAATCAGCTTCGTTAACTAACGCTTCAGCACCTGTTTGTGATACAGACCTACTTCTCATTGCGAAAATAAGACCAGTAGGACCTGTCATTGGTTGCACACCACAAATGTCGTATGCAATCAAGTTAGGCATTGCTCGTCTAACGAGTGAAATTAGGATTGGTTCCCAATTATCTACGTTAGAACCAGTTGAGTTAGTTGGCGCAGCTTCTTGTAAAAAGCTTCTATCTTCTCTTAACGCTTTTTCTTGGTTTTCGAGAATTACAGTAGTTACAGCACGTCTATAAGGGTCTTTGATTTCGCCCAATTCTGGGTGTTCAAGGACTGGCTGCCACTTTTCTTGTAAATTATTAGATTGAAACATTTTTTGCGTCTCCTTTTTTAAATTTTACTTTAGTATACGTCTCTATTTCCATCAATATAATTCAATTTATTATTATTTTGCACGTTTATGAGTTTTACTGATAGCGGACATATACGCAGCCATCTTATCAGATGTTTCTACTTCGTTAACAGTTTCGTCATCTGATATTTCATTTGTGCTTTGTTCTTCAGCTCTTTTTGGAAAATATGACTCTTTTAATGTTTCAAGTTTTGATTTATAACTTTCAGCATCTGTGTAGTCAACATCTTCAATAAGACCTTTGAACTTTTCTACCTCTGTATCGACTAATTCGTCTGATACTTCTTTTACGATAGAATCTTTTGTTAGTTCGCCGATTTCTGAATGAAGTTCTTTATCTTTCTCAATTTGTTGATTGAGTTGTTCTTCAAGTTCTTCAATTTTTTTAGATTGAGCTTCTAACACATCATATTTTTCGTCAGGAACATCAATGTAATGGTCGTCAAACAATTGTTTTAAACCACTAATGAAATCCTCAGAAATCTCACCTTTTAATCCTCTTTCAATTGCGAGTTCGTTTTCTTTCATCCATTCTTGAACTACGTAGTCAAGATAAGAATCAACTTTATCTATTAACTCATCTTTTGATTTATCAGATTGTTCAGTAAGTTCCTTAGTATATTCATCTTCTAGTCTTTCAATTTCTGTTCTGACTTTTGATTTTACAGCGGCTTCGAAGATTGTAGAAGCTTTTTCTTTGAATTCATCTGAAAGTTTATCTTCTCCAGATACTAGGGCATCAACGTCTTCTTTGACTTTGATTTCCTTAATTCTTTTTTCCATTGCTTCTTTCTTTTCTTCTTTGGCTTTTGCAAGTTCTTGTTTAGTTTCGTCTTCGTCCTCGTCATCTTTGACTTGTTCGTTAACGATTTTATTATACATCTTCTCTAACTTAGCTTCATCTGCTTTCGATAATTTATCAGATATTGCTTTTAACATATCTTCTGCTTTTAGTTTTTCTGGTTTATCTGCAGGCGCAGCATGTTTATGTGCAGCGTCTTTAGTTTGTTTGGTTTTTTCACCAGATTTTGCAGATGACGATTTAGCGTCAGTAGGAGATGTAACAGCAGGACCTAAATCTTCTACGTCCTTATTTTCAACTTTCGGAGCTTTTTTCTCATCTAGTGCTGTTTCTTCTTCTTTAGTTTCTTCAGCAACTTCTTGAGCTTCTTCAGAATCAGCAGCTTCGAGTTCGGCTAATACCTCAGTTTCAAGTTCCTCAATTGTTTTATCTATTTCTGACATGTGGAAATCTCCTTTTTCCTATATTTTTTATAATAATATTTATAAATTAAAGTTTTTTGAGAAACTTTGCAAACTCTAATGCGTAAATGTTTGCGTTTCTTGACTGAATTCCTTTCTCAATTTCCAATTTATGTTGTGCAATTTCTGCTTCTTGTAATATACCGTTGTCCCATATCCACTCTTTCCCTTCCATAATACCTTCTACGAAAGCGTTTGGTGCAGATGGGTCGGCAACGATATCAGCAGCCGTTGCTAGGTAAAAATCATCCTTAACGTATGATGCACCATTTTTTTCCTTTAGAGAACCTAATCCACGACTAGATACTCCGAGTTTAGCACCTTCATCCATCAACGACTTGACAATTTTACCCATTGGTGTATCCATGATTTTCGCTTCTCCTATGAAGTTCTTACCATCTGGATACAATGCTGTAATCATATGTGAAACTCTTTCAAGATTTACAGTCGGACCGTCTGGGTGTCCTAATTCACCGAATGCTCTTTTTTGTCTTGTGAAGTTCTTATTGTAATTAGCAACTTCCTTCTTTAGAATATCAAACGGATATACTCTACCATTCCGATTTTTAACATCAGCCTGCATGAATATACCTTTTATTTTATATTCTTTCTCACCTTTCTCATTTTCTTCAGTAATGTATTCTACATCTTCTATGTGTTCTGCGATTAACTTTAATGCCATTTAACTATCCTCTCTTATGTAGTGTTAGTCCAACCAGATACTTTGTGGAATTCTGTAACTAAAGTAAATGTACCAGTCGCATTTGTGACCAAAACATCTCCACTAATTCCAGAACCAGCATTGTTTGTCAGTGCTGGTTGACCAGCATCATAACCATAAGTACCGTTGCCTGTTAAAATAATTGCTTGAACATTTGATGTTGCGTCCCATAAAAGTTCGACACCACCAGATGCAGATTCAATAGACCACCATATTTTTGCAATAGATAATCTAGGGTCTGTAGATGCAAGAGTCATTGCAGATGCGTCTAAAACACTTACTGCACTATTTGATGCGTTATCACTTACTGTTTTGATAACTGTTTTATAACTTGTATCTATTAATGTTTGATTTGTTACTGCCATATCTTTCTATCCTTACATTACTGCAAATAATTCTTTTTCAAAATAGTCCATAAGTTCGTTTTTCGTTACTTTAAATTTTCTTGCAGTATCTTTTATACTGTTATCAAAACTATTTAGGAAATTTTGTGGTTTATCGTGCATTTTTTTCATAATAAAGTCCACAGCATTCTTCATTTTCGGAGAAAGCTTTTTATATCCCTTAGTTTTTTTGTGTTCATCTTTCTCAGAAATCTGAGAAAGGAAATCTTCGAACTTTTTATTCTTCATTTGGTTTATCGTTGACATTATCAGGAGCTTCTTCGGGAACAGTTGTTTTAATTATATTACCTGCGACTTCTTGTCTTTTAACTTCAAGTCCATCTGCGACTTTTGTCGTCATGGCATCTTTAAATCCCCTTTCCGCTTCGATATTATCTCCTTTTTCGATTGAATCAATCACTTTTTTAACTTCATCACTCATTATAATTTATCTCCTTCATCATCTGATGGTTCTCCAGTTTCTCCTTCATCATCTTCAGGCATTTCTTCAGTTTTTGTCATATCAATTTGAGTAGCACCTGGAGGCATAATTGGATATCTTGTTACGCCATCACTATGGTCTGGCACATTAAGGTCACCTTCACCACTTTCTGATTTAATTTCATCTTTCATTCTTGATATCTCGGTATCACTCATTCGTAAAACATATTTTTGTACATAAGTTTTACTATAAAATGTTCCGATATATGATTGCATTCTATCAAGAGTATCTATTCTGTTTTGTAATAGTTCTGCGTCTTTTAATTCTGAGAAATGTCCATCTTTTAAGAAATTGAAATTGATATGTTCTTTCATGTCATGCCAATCTTCGTCATTGATTATTCCTTTTAATATTAATTGTGTTCTCATTACATCAAGGAACAATCCTGTAAATTTCTTTCTTAATCTTTGAACAAACTTTGTAAATTTTAATTCATCTCTTGTTACTTCAGTTGACCTACCAGCACCCACTACTGTTCCTGGAGATTCTTCTGTAAGTCTTGAAACTGGAACATTTAGTGAACGATATAATCTTTTTTGAAAATATTTTATATCTTCAATTTCACCAAGATTTTGTCCAGCAGGTAGAGTTTGAACATCTGTTCCCCTACCACCTTCTCTGATTGGTAGCCAGAAATCTTCTAGCATTGACATATGATTTCTATCATCACGGATTTCACCAGTAGTTGCATCATATACAAGTTTATTTCTATAACGATTCATTACATCACGAAGATATTGTTCTGCTTTTACTTTAGGTAAATTTCCTAC